TGATCCTCAGGATTTAAATTAGGTTCAATTTTAGGTTTTTGACTATCGCCTGGCGCAACACGATAATTATCCTCTACACTGTCTGCTGTACTAACTTCAGTAATGCTTGAACCTTCTTGTAGACATATTAGTTGATGCGGCTGCAACGGAGGATTATGCCACACATCGCCTTCCTTTAACTCTTTTTCATAAAGCACCGCAGTTTTTGTATCAATCCAGCGTACCTTAAAACGTCCACTATTTACAAACCAAGTTTCATCTTTTTCTCTGTGGAAATGCATACTAAATTTTGCATTTGATTTTTCAAAAAACATAATCTTGCCGCAGTATTTGTCATTGGTAGCCCAAATTAATTCATAGCCCCAGCCTTTAGGAACAACGCCACTTAGTCTAGTCGGTTCTTGCATTTATATAATCCTCAATTGATGTCCATTGCATGTTTACTACTGAATTTAGTTTAGTTAAATCAGCACAGGTGTACTTCTGATACTGTGATTTTAGTTGTTCAGGCATAGGTGTGTATTCTATGTCAGCATGATACTTTTTAGCAATAGTACGTCCTACTGTTTCAAAACTTGTGGCTGTGCCTGTTCCTACATTGAATATTCCGCTAGTATCAACGTCAAACATTTTTTCGTGAAGGCGACAGATATCTTCTACACAAACAAAATCACGACAATATTGATCTGAATTTTCAAACAGTTTGATCACGCCGTTTTCTTGAGCCTGTTGAATGAACTTGATATAGGGACTTGCCTGATCACCTTTGTGCGATTCGCCAGGACCGTAAACATTAAAGTAACGAAACCCTTGTATGGTAATCTCAAACTCGTCTAGGTATTGATTGATAAATCTATCAAATAGATATTTGCTCCAAGCATAGGGGCTTTGTGGTAACAGTGCTCCATCTTCAGTAAAATGTTCTGTAGTGCCATACACACTAGCACTGGAAGCGTACTGTAGATTAGTACCAAAGTTTTCGCACACCTGCGCAAGCCGCACAGTGAATTCAAAATTCTGTTCTAGTATCTGATCGACATCTGTGTAGGTAGTTGACGATATTGCTCCAGTGTGTATGCACCAGTCATAGTCTTCTGTACTGGGAATAACGCCCGGCATGTATTCCCAACCTTCGACATCGTGTCCTTGACTTTGCAAATACAGTGCAATGTTTGATCCGATAAATCCTTTGTGTCCTGTTACTAATATTTTCATTTAGTTGCCTCTATTATTTTTGTTGTACTAAATCCATCTACAGTAGATACAATGTGTACAGATGCTAGATCATTGCCCACTACTGTAGATTCTGTATAATCCCCACCTTTGACAATTAGGTGTGGCTTCGTTTGTTTAATTAATTCGTAAGGAGTATCTTCGTCAAAGACGATAACTTCACTAACCCACGGCAACATTTCTAGTTGACTCTTACGTTTCTGTTGATCGTTTATAGGACGACCTTCGCCTTTTAATCTCTTAACACTAGCGTCCGAATTAATACCCACTATTAATTTTGTGCCCAGTGTGTGCGCTTCTGACAATAATTTTAGATGACCTTGATGAAGAATATCAAACACACCATTTGTAAAGACAACACGTTCTTCTATGTCTTCTACCTTTAAAATATATGTGCCCAGTTTCTTAACACTGACAGTTGAACCTTTGACTGCTAGATCAAGGCACATTTTATGATCATATCCGCGTGTAAGAGCATACACAAATGCTGCTAAGAAACAGTCTCCAGCACCTGTAACATCTGCTACTTCCACACTGTCTACAGGAATGTCATAGACTTGTCTGTCTATATTAGCAATAACATTACTACCAGCATTGGTTATAATAATATTGCCCTTCCAGTCAGTAAATCCAAATTCACCAAACTCTTTGTAGTTGGGTTTTACTAACCAAGCACCATCATAGTGAATTGCATAATCTTTTGGATCTACAATAACACGACATCCAAAACGATTAATGTGTTTGATGATCTGTCGACTTTCGTCTAGCACACCTTTGTTGTAATCACTTAGTACAACGTAGTCGTATTGTGAAAACTGATCATTGACGATCTTGTCTAAAACATCTGTACCATTAGCGTGTTTGTCAAGGTCGATACGTGTAACATAATGTCCATCACAGATTACTCTGGTCTTAATACTGTGTTCAGCACCGTGATCGTAGAGGTCAACATCTACACCTAAACTGCGTAGATTTTCGTAGACAAGACCTGCGCCACCCACAGTTTCAACTTCGCGTTGATAGGTTATAACAGGTACAGGTGCTTCGGGACTCAATCTTGTTGACGTTCCGTAGATGTATTTGTCGATTATAATATCGCCGATTACTAAGACTTTCATACTGTATTATATAACAAATTGTGTTAATTGTCAAGTAAATTTATAGTTAAAAACACAGTTTCAAGTTTACGCAGATTAACTTTGCTTTGAAGTGTGTTTTTAAGACCGTGGTGTAAGGGCTTGGGCCACTTGTTAAAACTACACCACGCATAACCGTCGTGTTCGCAGTTTAGAACGGGTATAAATTCATGTTCTATAACACAGAGGTAAGTGTGAAAATAGAACTTTTCGTCTGTGCTCACAAAACTTTCTAGAGGAAGTGTTTTTTTGATCTTAGGGAGATCGCCGATTTCTTCTCGTATTTCTCTCTGTAGGCCTTCCCACGGAGTTTCGCAGCCTTCGTTAGTGCCACCAACTAGACCCCAAAGATTAGATCGTTTACCTTGACTGCGATGTAAAAACAAAAACCGATTGGTGTCCAGTGTATAAAAGAGAGCACCACTACAAACTATTCTATCATTCATACAAATAATTAGCCGTCTAGTTCAATACGCCATGTCCCGATTGGGTAGTCACCTTCTATGCTCTTGAACCATTCGCCGTCTTTGTATCTATACTGTGTACCAGTGTTTAGATTAGTAGTGTAGGTCAGTTCAGTAGTAGCACTAGCATCAAACACTATGCTCCATTTTGCGCCGTCCCATTCTACAATATCATTAGCACTGGCTATGAGACCCGTGCCGTCTGTGTTGCGCCATGCTGCTGATACTTCTACTGCGTCTACACTGCCTACATCCTCCAGCAGCAACAGTCTAAGTCCTGCGATCTTAACATCAGTTGGGTTAAATCTAGTAGGATCAATAATGTAGTCTATGCTGGTTCTGTTTGAGATTACTGAATCAGTAGGGAATGTGTCAGTATCAAAGTTGACTTCGATCTTACCTTCGTCGAACGGATTCAGTGTAAATGTGCCTGTGACTGTGTTAGCATTGTCGACACTGGTTAGATAGATACGACTTACGTCTGCTCGATAGGTATCAGGCAGTGCTTCGAATATTTCTCTCCAGTTGACATTACCAACTATGCCTCTCGCAATCAACTGCGCACTGCCGGCTTCTAAATACACACCATAGGTATTGTAGTTCACATTGGCCATCTGACTGGCTGCTTCACTCTGTGCCTTAGATCCAAATTCGTTAACTGTAGATCCTGGTCTTGCAAAGTCATCATACTGATTTAATTCTGGTGCGCTAACACCACTTTCAATTGTGCCTCTAGTTTCGTCAAACATGCTGGTAATGACATTGGTAATCACGCCCATCTTTTTAACTTTTGTAGGAGGGCTAATATAGATTGGAATACTAAAGGTAAGCGACGATACGTCGATTTCTGAATCAACACCTACAGGTATGCTGCGATTTGACCATGTGACGTTTTCTAAGTTTACTACTGTGATACTGGTCCAGTCTATAAAATTGTCAGTGGTCTGCATTTCTAAACTGGGATTAAACAGCACCAGTATCTGTTCTAGTATTTGTAATTTTTGGTCAGTGTTGGACGCCCATATGTCAGCGTTTATCCTCATTAAGTAAGGTGTAGGTATAAGACGTTCTACAGTATAATTTTTACCTTGGAAATTTAGATATTCACCAGTGCTTTCATCGTAGGCACGTTCTCTTATGTTGGTTGATCTAGTGTAAGTAGCATCAGTTAGTCTATCTTTGTCAAGTTCTAGCCCAGTGATATAAACTGATATTCTCGGCGCACTGGGCAATTTGTTTTCTGAGTTCTCTCTAATAATGTTTGCTACCTGACGTGTGAGATCGCCATACATCACAGGCACTTCTTTGATGTTACCCTTACCATCCTTTACAGGAAAGTTGCTGAGAATTCTCATCATCTGCGTAGTGTAGCGTCTTAGTTGTCCATCGTAAAAATATTGAGACATTACATTACCTCCATCCACACACGTTTACCGTCAACAAGTTTCCAGGTTTTCCCCTTCATTTTTCCTTTAATTGCTAAACCTACTTTTCTTTTATGGTCTTCGGAGAATGTTTTTCCTTTCATAGGACCGCCATCTCTTCTTTTCCAGCCCCCATCGCCTCCATTATTCCTACGTCTTGCATGAGCGGCTTTTTGTGCTTTGCTCATACGTTTTTTGCTGTCTTCCGAATGCAGTTTATTATCACCGCCTTGTCGAATGTTATATCCTTTTTCAATTGAGTTGTATTCTTTTATGTATTTTTTTTCTAATTCGTTTAAATGCTCTAAGTTATTAGCATAATCTAAAACTTCCCAATCAAATGCTTCAACGCTATATTTTTTAATAGCATTATGAAAATGGTATGATTTATCAGTATAACGAGCACTGCTAATATGTTCTAATCTACGACGATTAGGCTCTTGAATAGATTGACCAATGTATACTTTGCCAGTTTCTCTATGTGTCCATTTGTATATGTGCATTAATTATCTGCCCTTGGTCTAAGTGCCTTGCTCAGGCTCTGTCTTTCCTCAACAGTTTCGCCACCGATTTGGTTAGTTTTAGTATTATTGATAAAGCCGGATTTTTGTGTTTGTCTTTCCAGTACGTTGCTCAGTGTCATACGTATATCATCGTTTACTTTGACCCAACGCTGTCCATCATAGCGGAACATTCTGTTTGGTAAAAAGTCTGTTCTTAGGAAATAATCACCTTCCATATTGTTTCTAGGAAACTGTATTCCAAAACCAAAAGGAGCACCGTTGGGCGCAGCGTCGCCTGTGCCTACAAGATAACCTGTATAGCCTTCTCTTTCTGGCCTGTTGACGACTTCGTCTGTGGTAACTGTGATACCACTAGCATCTAGTTCTTCATTATCTGCGGTTCTTAGGTCAATAGTGCCATCGTCATTTGTTGACACAGTATAATAATGACTAATGTCATAACCACTCTTGGGAGAGTCAGCCTCTGCCTGCGCTACTATAGCATTGCTGATCTGCATTTCTCGTTCATAGGTTGACAGTATATCACGCAGTGTAGTATCAGTATCTTCGCCTGCGGGCAGATCCAATATTTCTGCGTATTCTTGGCTATCGTATATCTGCTTTAATTTTAGTCTGTACAGATGCGGATACCACGTTTGGCTAAATCCTTCTGCGGATCTGTTGACGTCTTCTATCACATAAAAACGCTTCAGAGCAAAATCATAATTGTTCAGCGCATATTCGTCTTTGAGATGCGGCAATTCAATTACATCGCCCGATAGAGGCTTGCGTCCCAAGGTCTTTACTATGCTGTTGATATGCACTGTCATAAACAGTGTGTCATTGCTTAAAAATAGACCAAACTGACTGAGATCAAAATCAATGTCTTGAACATTGTAGATTGCTCTGTGCGAATATACATCCGGATCATATTTTCTATCTCTGTTTTCTAAAAACAGTAGATCCTGTATGTTTGTTTCTTTTACAGCATCATAGGTAGGCTGATCCGCAGTACCTTCACCTTCAGCAGGATTTTCAGGACCTAGGTATTTGTGAACATTGATATCAGTACCGCCGACTGTGAACATCTCCTGAATCTGACGATCTAGGAAGTAGTAGTCATTGCCGCGTTCTGGTTTGTATAAGCTGATTCTTGGCATATACATATTTATAATAAATACTGTACGGAGAACACTGATGACAGATTTAGCAACAAGCAAACAAGAAATTTTCGATTACATTTTCGCAATGTTCGGCGGCGGCATGGTAGATGTTGAACTTGATCCTATTCACTACGAAACAGCACTGTCAAAGGCGCTGGGCAAGTTTAGACAGAGATCAGATAACAGTGTACAAGAATCATATCTGTTTTTGACCACAGTGCCGGATCAAAACGAATATGTGTTGCCAAGAGAAGTTGTGGAAGTAAGACAGATTTTTAGAAGATCGATAGGATCAAGACCCAGCACATCATCAGCAGGCGGCCCTATTTACACTCAGAGTTTTACAGCAAGCTCGGGACAAAAAACATTCAACATAAACTACAACCTACTAAGCGTACAAAATGTTACAGTTAAAGTTAACGGTGAAACCAGCACAGACTATGTTACTGACACTGATCAACGCAGTATTACTTTTAACATAGGGTTAAATGCAGGTGATACTGTAGGAGTTAGCCTGTTCAGTAGCGGCGCAAGTGGCGGCGGCAGTTTGTTTGATCCGTTTAGCCTTGCCTATACCAATGCTTATCTACTAAGTTCAAATCAGATGGGCGGCTTGGCTACTTACGATTTCTTTAGTCAATATCAAGAACTGGTAGGACGTATGTTTGGTGCGTTTATTGAATTCAAATGGAACTCTACTACTAAAAAACTTACACTGCTACAGCGCCCCAGAGCAGAAGAAACTATGATGCTGTATGCCTACAACTATCGTCCAGATATAGATCTTCTCAACGACTATCTTGCTAGAGAATGGATCAAAGACTACACACTGGCTATGTGTAAGTATATGCTGGGCGAAGCACGTTCGAAATTCGCCACCATCGCAGGACCACAAGGCGGATCAACGCTGAACGGCGATACTCTCAAAGCAGAAGCACAAGCAGAACTAGAAAAACTAGAACTACAAGTATCTACAGCAGTATCCGGCGGGACTGGATATTCCTTTGTAATTGGATAATGGTTGACATTGATTACCTTTTGTTGTATAATAACAAAAAGGAGTAGCGATGAAGAAAAAGTTATTAATAATAGGCCATGGTAGGCACGGTAAAGACACAGTGTGTGAAATGCTCAGAGACCGTTACGATTATAGTTTTGAAAGTAGCAGTCAATTTTGTTCAACACTTTTTATCTACGATCAACTCAAAGATCAATACGGATACGCTGATGAACAACAATGCTATGCTGATCGACACAATCACAGATCAGAATGGTACGATGCTATCTGTGCCTACAATGTTCCAGACGCAAGTCGACTGGGCAGAGAGATATTTACCGCACACGATATCTACTGCGGTCTGCGTAACAAGCGTGAATTCTTTGCTATGCAGAACACTGGCGTTTTTGATTACGCAATTTGGGTAGATAGATCAGATCATTTGCCAACAGAAGATCCTACCAGTATGAGTCTTGAACAGTGGATGGCAGATTTTACTATTGACAATAACGGCACACTGGATGAATTAGAATTTAATGTTGATCGGCTAATGACTTATTTAGAAGTCAGGGGTTAGATCTCCCTGCCGCCAGCGTACTCCTTCCTTTTGAAGAATACGCTGGCAATTGGCACATATGGTTTTTAGATTACTAGGCCGTGTGTTTACCAGATCACCGTCTATGTGATACACATTGAACTGTTCTGAGTGCTTTGATTTGAATCCGCATTTTTCACAGTGATTCTTTTTATCATATCCTGCTAGTTGCCATTTGGGTATACCATGCCCTACGCCATTGCGTAAGCAACGTTCACACTTTTTTCTATAGTGTGTTTTTCCGTCTTTTACATAATTTATAGCTGCTGGACGCTGTCCACAAACACATAACGGCCTCATATACTATTTAGCTCACCTTTACAGCCCCTTTTTCCAGCAGTTATATCAGCTTTTTTAATGATGTTTATATAAATACTGTAAGATAAAGAACTATCCAACAGGAGAATTAATATGGCATTAGTATCACCAGGCGTAGAAGTAAACGTTATTGACGAAAGCTTCTACACTCCGGCAGCAGCTGGTACTGTACCTATGATTTTTGTTGCTTCAGCAGAGAATAAAACATCGAGCAGCGGCACAGGAATTGCACAGGGTACATTAAAAGCAAACGCTGGTCGACCCTACTTAATCACCAGCCAGAGAGAGCTAGGTGAAACTTTCGGAGACGCAGTATTCTACACTGACTCAAACAACAATCCAATCCATGGCGGCGAACTAAACGAGTACGGACTTCAAACAGCATACAGCTTGCTGGGTGTATCAAATCGTGCATATGTTGTTCGTGCTGACCTAGATCTAAGCAAGCTACAGGCTAGTGCTACTGCACCAGGCGGCGAACCAGCTGATGGTGCTTATTGGTTTGACACACAGATTACTAGTTTTGGTATTTTAGAATGGAACGCTGCTCCAGTTACCACAACCGGCGGACAAAGCTTCTCAACTGTACCACGCACAGTAATAATAGAACCAAATGATCTTTCGAACCCTATCAACACTGCAAGTGCTCCAAAAACTTCAATTGGTGCTGTAGGTGATTATGCAGTTGTAGCAGCAAGCACATCAAATCACGTATGGTATAAGACAGCAGGGACAAACACACTAGCAGGTACTCCTGGTAGTTGGGTAAGAGTAGGTTCTCCAGAATGGAAGGCAAGCTGGCCGGCAGTAAGAGGCACTGCTTCTAATCCAGCACTTGACATTGGAGATTCGCTAATCATCAACGATGAGCCTATTGTATTAACAGGTATAACACTTGCAACTCTGGCAGAAGACATCAACGTTAGAAACATTCCGGGTATAGCAGCAGCAGTAGTTAATAGCTCATTAGAAATTTATTCAAACGGTCCAGACGTTGTACTAAACGGAGCAACCGGCGCCCTGTTAGGAGATACTGTACCTACGTCAGACAACGGAGCATTGGGAATTTTAGAAGGAACATATAGTGCTCCGAGAGTTGATATTGCTCCTCACACACAAGTTCCAGAATTTAAAGCAATAGATACAAATTCTGCACCTACTGGTAGTATTTGGATCAAAACAACATTGCCTAACGGTGGCGCAAACTTCCGCGTTAAGCAGTATAACGGCGATACTCAACTATGGGAAAACATTGGTGCACCAGTATTTGTTACACCAGAAGCAGCATTAGTCGGTCTAGATAGATCTGGCGGCGGATCAAACCTAGTAATAGGTGATCTTTATGTAAAGGCAAACGTAAATGAAGTAAGCCCTGCTATTGCTAATTTTACAATTTTCCGTCGCAGAGCAGTTGGCGCAACACAGATTGTTAGTGCTAAAATTACAAATCAAATTACAGCAAATCCTGGCACTTCGCCTGCAAACGATGTTTCTTTTGACTTAGAAGAAACTGTAGTAGGCTCAGCAGCAAGAGTAGAGAAAAAAGTTACAATTTCCGCAGGAAGCCTAACAGGCGGCTCAGGAGATGCAGATGTTATTGCCGGAGCAATTAATGCTGCTAACTTTACTAATATTGTCGCACTAGTTGATAGCTCAAATAGAGTAGTAATTCAACATAAGATCGGCGGCGAAATCCGCATTGATGATACGGATTTATTATTCAACGAAATGGGTTTTGTAACTAGTGGAAATACTATAACAGCAAATCTCTATGCATCGCCAAGCGGCGACGCTAACAACCAGTATATTGCAAGTAATTGGGAACCCCTAACTTATACACCTTCTAATGACGAACCATTAAGCCTAACTGAAGATGGCGAACTATGGTATAGTTCGATCATTGATGAAGTTGATATTATGGTTCATAACGGACCATCTGATGGATGGAAGGGATATTTAAATGTATATCCTACCACTAATCCAACAGGGCCAATTGTAAGTGCTAATGAACCTAAAGAACAATCAAACGGCAGCAATTTAGTTGACGGCGATCTTTGGATTAGTACAGCAGATATTGAAAACTATCCAATAATTTATCGTTACAATGTTGTGCTTGAAGAATTTGTACTGCTCGATAAGACCGATCAAACTACTGAAAACGGAGTTTTGTTTGCAGATGCTCGCGAAGCAACAGACGGTGGAAGTCCAACAGTTGCTCCAACGTCTACTATTGCAGAACTACTTGAGAGCGACTTCTTAGACCCAGATGCTCCGGATCCGGCATTATATCCGAAGGGTATGCTGCTATGGAATCTACGTCGTAGTGGCTTTAATGTTAAGCGTTTTGAGCGCAACTATATTGATCAAGCAGGTGACAATGCTCGATTCCAGGTAATTGGTAATAGTGGTGATCTAGAAGATCAGTCAATGAGCGATTACTATCTACCCCGTTGGGTAACTGACAGTGGTAATAACCAAGATGGTTCAGGCACTTTTGGACGTCATGCACAGCGTAAGAGTGTTGTACAAGCACTACAGGCTATGGTGAATTCAAACCAAGATATCCGCGACGAAGAAAGTCGTCAGTTTAACTTGATTGCTACACCAGGATATCCTGAACTGATTGGCGAAATGATTACGCTAAACTATGATCGTCGACTGAGTGGTTTTGTTGTAGGCGACACACCTGCAAGACTAACACCAGATGCTACATCACTTAACGAGTGGGCAACCAACGTTAGACTAGCAGTTGAAGACAACGACGATGGTGCGGTAAGCAGAGATGAATATCTAGCAATGTATTATCCATGGGGCTTTACTTCAGATAACCTTGGCAACAACGTAGTTGTTCCACCGAGCTTCATGGCACTGCGCACCATCGTACTCAACGACCAAGTAGCGTTCCCCTGGTTTGCTCCAGCAGGTACAAGACGCGGTGGAGTTACAAACGCATCTGCAAGTGGATACATCACTTCAGAAGGCGAATTCCAAAGTGTTGCACTAAACACTGGTCAAAGAGACACCCTATATGTCAACAACATCAACCCAATTACATTTATCGCAGGTGCTGGACTAGTGGTGTTTGGACAAAAAACTCGTGCTAGAAATGCAAGCGCACTTGATCGTGTAAACGTAGCACGTTTGATTGTGTATCTAAGAGGACAGCTAGAACTGTTGGCAAGACCATATCTGTTTGAACCAAATGACAAGATCACCCGTGATCAAGTCAAAGCCGCAGCAGATGCGCTGTTGCTAGAACTGGTGGGTCTAAGAGCACTGTATGACTTCCTAGTAGTGTGTGATGAATCAAACAACACCCCTGCTAGAATTGATCGTAACGAGCTTTGGTTAGACATAGCAATTGAACCAGTAAAAGCAATCGAATTTATCTACATTCCATTGCGTATTAAGAACACAGGAGAAATTGCAGCTCTAGGATAATGTACGCACATAATGGACGGGGATTTTACCCCGTCCAGAAGCGTATAAATACTACTGTAATAGGAGAATAGAATGCCAATCACAACACTTACAAACATATCGGTACCAACAGAAGCAGGCGGATCAAATAGTTCACTATTGATGCCTAAGCTACAGTATCGCTTCCGTGTTTTCCTAGACAATTTTGGAACCACAGGCGGCCCTGACGGTATTAGAGAAATAACTAGACAGGTTATTGACGTAACTCGTCCTAACTTAACTTTTGAACAGATGACTATTGACGCTTACAACTCGAGAACTTATCTTGCTGGTAAGCACACATGGGAACCAGTTACACTTAATCTACGTGAAGATGCTAACAACAACGTACAAAAAATCGTTGGTCAGCAGCTACAACGTCAGTTTGACTTCTTTGAACAGTCAAGCGCAGTATCAAGCGGTAGCTACAAGTTCCAAACTAGAATTGAAATTCTAGACGGCGGCAACGGCGCAGCAGGCGCTAATGTTATCGACCGCTTCCACTTAGTAGGCTGCTACATTGAATCAGCAAACTATAACACACTTGCATATGCAACCAACGAACCAGTAACTGTTGCTCTAACTATTCGTTATGACAACGCTATACAGTTCGGTGCAGACGAAGACTTTGTTGGAGTTGGCGAACCTGTTGTTCGTGCTACAAATGCTTCAGTTGGCGGCACCGGCGTTACTGGCTAATATTATTGGTTGGTATCTATTCGAAAAGGCGAGGACTTCGGTTCTCGCTTTTTTATTATCTACCCGGTTAATAACAACAGATAAATATTTGTATGAGCATACGAGATCCATATCTAATTAATGTTGACCTAGATGTACATCTTAGAGATGCACGTCATGCTCACAGATTGTATACAGAGCACAGCTTTGCGCTAGCCCCCAAAACTAAATTTTTATATCACGTAGTATTCCAGCCTATCGCAGCCATAGGCGACGCAACAACAAGTAACAGTTTTAAGTTTCGAAAAGAAATAGGCGTTCTTGCTAAAACTGTTGATCTTCCGCAATACCGTGCCACAGTGGACAACAAGCAACAGTATAACCGTAAAAAGAATATACAAACACGTATTGATTATCAAGATGTAACAGTAAGATTTCATGATGACAACAACGGTCTTACAAGAGCTATGTTAGAAGAATATTATAGATATTATTTTAGAGACGGTAATAATAATCCGTCAACTGGTTCATATAGACCTAGAGACAAATACAGTACTGTTGTACCAAAATACGGTCTAGACAATGGCGCACAGGTTCCTTTCTTTGAATATATAAAAATATATCAACTAGCAAGACGCAACTGGTTCAGTTATACACTGATTAATCCGCTGATCTCACAATGGGGACACGATACTCTAGACAGCAGCGATGGCGCAGGCATGATGGAAAATTCAATAGTACTAGCCTATGAAGGTGTACTATACGATCACGGAAAAATCGACGGTAGTGAACCTGCAGGATTTACCAGTGAAGAAACACGTTACGATAATGTACCCAGCCCGCTGGGTTACTGGAACGAAAGCCTAAGCAGTTTTTATACTGCCGAACCTACACTGCTAACACCCACTGCAAATACTCCCAGAGGATTGTTGTCTAGGATGAGCAACAGTGGCAGCAAAGGCCCAGGATCAAACATTCAAAACACTGGACCTAGATTACCAGGTGCATTACCGCAGTATCTAATACCTACACAGGATACACAAGCAGATCGCTCAGTCAGCACTGTGTCTACTTTTGGCGGCAGAATATCAAACAGTGACGCACTGATCAGCGGCTTATCTACTAATCCCAGTGCTAACAAAAGTTTCTTAGCCAGATCTCTAAACAGCGGCACCGTTAACGGCGTTAATTACAGTACATTTACTGGTCTTAACGCAGGCGCTAGATCTGCTATAGAAACAGATTTAAGAAATTCAATAAGAAGTGGCGACAAAAAATTGTCAAGCTTTGCACAACAAGCAATTAACAGTACAAAAGGTTAATCATGGCAAGATCAGACAGCACAACTGAAACTACAAAAGAGTTAACAAAAGAATTTTTCAACAACTACTTTAATCAACAGATACCTTACAAAGCCAGTGAAGTTGATGCTGTGATAGGTTATTTTTTAAAAAGAGGCTTTGAAAGAATAGCGGCTGTGAACACAGCAAGTATTCTACTACAACAGGCCAGCGTTGATCAGATCACAGTGTTTCAATTGATAGACACACTCAAAGGTATAAATGACGTACAGCTATCAAACATTGTAGCACAGATCCTCAATCTTAATAGATCAAAAACCAGTACCATAGGCTATAGAGTGCCACTGGCTACACAACTGTTTGACCAAAGACAAATAATAGTATAATGTCGAGATTCGCACAGGGAAAGTTCAACCTTAAAAATCCTGAAAAGTATGTGGGTAACAAAACACCCACATATAGATCAGGTTGGGAATTTCACTTTATGAAATTCTGTGATGAACATACCAGTGTAACACAATGGGCTAGTGAAGCTATACGCATCCCATATCGTAATCCTTTTACAGGCAAACAGACTATCTATGTGCCTGACTTTTTTATTGCCTATGCTGACAAAAGCGGCAAATCTCATGTAGAATTAATCGAAGTTAAACCGTCAAATCAAGCGGTCAAAGAACGTACTGGACGCAGCAAGCACAATCAAGCACATTGGGTACTGAATCAAGCCAAGTGGGAAGCTGCTAGAGCATGGTGTAAACAGAAAAATATATTCTTTAGAATAGTTACTGAACAGGACCTCTACCATCAGGGACGAAAAAGATAAATAATAGTAGCATATAATGGAAGTTAATATGACAAAAAAACTAGAAGATCTTTTAGGACTACCTGAATCTAAAGATATAATCAAACAGGCAGAAAAGCAAGAACGTGATCAAAAAAAGTACAAAGATAAACAAGTAGAACGTACCTTCAGAGACATAGCTGAATTTGACAAAATATCGTCAGCACTGCCAGCAGTACAGGGCCTGGGAGAAATGGCCGATACTGAATTAAACGATATAGCTCAACGTGCTCTTACTGCTTATGAAGATCTAATGGATCTAGGTATGAATGTAGAAAGTCGCTATTCAGGCAGAGTATTTGAAGTAGCAGGCAATATGCTTAAAACCAGCCTAGATGCTAAGGTTGCTAAATTAGACAAAAAACTCAAAATGGTAGAACTACAACTCAAAAAAGAAAAGCTAGACAAAGAAGACAACAACGGCGAAGGCGGCATTATCAACGGCGAAGGCTATGTAGTAACAGACCGCAACAGTCTTCTACAACGTCTTAAAGGACTAGACAAAGATAAATAATACATAATAGGATTAATGCGCAATGAGATCTTTTAAAGACATACTAACAGAATCTAAAAAAACCTATCCATTTAAGATAGGTGTAGCAGGCGAACTTCCAGAAGGTTTCCAAGATCGTATGGAAACTGCTCTAAAGAGATTTGGATTAATTAATGTAAGTTCTGGTAAAAAGACACCAATACAGGAACGTCCGTTGGATTTCCCACAGCTACAGAACATGGAAGTTACTTACTTTGAAACAGAAGTAGAGTATCCGACTACTACGCAGGTACTACAGGAATACCTAGGGAAATCCTGTACAGTACCGCAGAGTCATATTATTGTGCGCAATCCAAATGAACCACAAGAGCGTTATCAAGAAACACAAGAAAACAATCCATATGAAACAATACTAACCAAAGAAGACATGGGCGGCGAAAGCGCACAATCTTCAGTGGGTGCTAGTCGTGTAATGGATCTGCTCAAAGAACTTGAAAAGGCACAGAAAGAAAACAAACATAGCGGCGCAGAAGGTGCCCCTGTCGGTGAATCCAGTAACATCGACACAAAGATAAACACTAAAAGTCCGATAGGGAGCTGACATGTCAGATATGAAAAAACTAATAGAATCAATTGATAGATTAACAGAATGCCCACCAATGGAAGGTGGAACAATGCCACCAGCACCAACAAACCCAGGCAATCCAGTTACAGTAAGCGTAAGTCTTAATGCCAGCGGTATGGATCATGTTGCTGATCTTATGAGATTACTACAACAGGCAGGACTTGAGCAGGCTGGCCCAGTATCAGCACCAACTATGCCAATGCGTCAAGACATGGACAGACTACGTGCTATCGTAAGCGAACCAGAGATGGAAGCAGACGCTGCTTATGGCGACGTTATTACAGACGATGAAAGCCTAGATGAAGCCGATGATGCTCAGTCACTTATGGGTCAAATTCGAAAAATGGCCAAGGGTGTAGAAACAAACCCAGACGAACAAGCTCATCGCATTTTTGCTCAGCAAGTCGAGTCTAATCTAATTGATTTGTTTCAGATGACAAACAGCGAAGAAGTTAGAAATCTAATTAGACAAAACAAATCTGCACAACGAGAAGTTGATCGTAGAAATGCTAATAATATTGCAACTACATTGTGGGATATTATGAATTCAAACGAAGGTCTGGAAGAGTACGACAACGAGCCAAACCCAGAATACCAAGATCACAAGTACATGACCAAAGATCTAAGTGGTGGTCTTAACAGAGAAAAAGGTGCATATGCTGCGGCACAGCCAGGCGACAATGCTATGGCTGTAGAAGGTGTACCTGATCTAAGTCCTAAGTTTATTAAGCATCTACAAGTAACATTTGGCGACAAAGCAATATTATCTAGTAGTGAAACTCGCAAAATTGAAGATATGATAGATAAGCTGAGTATTGAAAATCTTAAAACTCTAGTTAGTGCGGATATTCCAAATGTAAGTGATATGGCAAAAGATTACTTGCGAAATAATACACCAGGCGGCATGAAAAATTACAGCGAAAATGACGATGATACAACATACATTATCAGAAGCAAGAATTCGCAAGCACAGAGCGAATTAGCAAGACGTGCTGGCACTGCGGGTGATGAAGATATGGTTGAAGCAATCAAGAAAACTCTAATGGCAGCACTTAGTGAAAAGAAAGCCAAGCCAGACTTCCTAGATGTTGACAAGGACGGCGACAAAAAAGAGCCAATGAAAAAGGCCCTTAAAGACGCAGGCAAAGGCGGAAGCAAGCCTAAAAAAGGTGAAGT